CTAACAGACTATTCTGGAAGAATATGGTGAGTAATCACCTGGACTCTGAAAAGAGTCCCTTTCCTCTCCCTTGTGGAAAGGAAATTGAATCACGTTTCCAAACACGTGAGGGATATAAGCCAATAGGCTTTTATCGATCTCACATGGGAACAGGATTCAAACCGCTTTTTCATATTCCCATCGAGATCCTTGCAAATTGTAAGGAACTAGTTTGGGAAGATGGTTCGATTTGTGGGAGTGGGCTACAACACATTAGATGTGTTCCACCTCCCGCGGTTTATCTTACGGAAGGACCATATTTTGCAAAGTATTCACAATATATAAAGTGGTACATGCATAAATTGGATAATAAAGAATCCAAGGCCTATTTTAGGCGATTGGAAACCTTATCCTTCCTACGTGCAAGTTGGGATGCCATAATGATGGGATTCCAACGTGTCCGAAAATTAAACTTACGGGCTAAAAGGCCCGGTAAATTTAACAGTAGGACAGTACGTAATGTTGAACGGTGGAAAGTTCGTCTAGTGCGACAACCACTTTCAGCAGCCAAAGAGGCTAAAGAAGCGGCAAGTGCAGCTAGGGCCTGGTATTATGGTGGTGAAAAACCCCATCACTCATTAGTGTCAGAAATAAATCTGAAATACCAGTGTCTCCAGTTCTCGTACATTGCAAGGTCTTTGCCTCCTGCTCCAACGGATCCCCAAGGTCTTAAGGACCTTTTGGGTAGATTAACGTCGGAACCAGAGCCTGAGCATCCTCATTGGAGGGGCTTCTGCAGAGAATATTTAACTGCTATGAAGCCGCGATCTGAACCAGAACTGTTTACAGTTCCTAGTTCTCACGCATCTCTTGGCTATGGTAGAGCAACTGGTGGCCACGAGGCTGCCGTCCAAGACTTAGTTTTACTAGGGCTTGCACTTAATCCTGAGTCACATAAGGACATCAAGAATAAGTGGGTGCGTAGAAGTCATTCTAACGCCCGCGGCAACACTTACTCTGTAACAATTGTTTTCAGAGAGTGTCTCGAGGCTGCCGTTGACTGGTGTTTAACTAGATTTCCTACCTTTGTTCAACCTATTGAGGCTGAAGAAAGGGGACTTAAAACACGATATCCAACCTGTGGGTTGACATCTGTTAATCTAGTTCAACAGCAGCTTAGGAGAGTAGCAGATCATGTTCTTAAGAACGATCCGCGCATCAGTGCTAGCTTAGGGGGTTCACGAGAGTATACTCTCGCTGGTCACCCTGGCGATTATTATAGCGCTGATGCCTCCTCGGCTACGGATTTGCATCCTCAATGGCTTACTCAAACATTTTATGAGGAGCTGAGTGATGTTTATCCAGATATTCTTTCCAAGTATCGAAAGTATTTCCCAAAACTATTTGGGGAAAGGCGGATAGTTTTGCCCGAGAATGGTGACAATCTCGGCTTTCCGCTCGATACTTCTTGGAAGATTCTCAGGCCTGAAGTTCCTCGTTAC